AACAACATTGTCAGCGATATTCTTCATTAGTTCTTGCTGCTTGCTCATCTTAAACCTCCATAAATGATGATACCCTACTCATATGGCATAGTACGTTACTGATTACAAGAGTACATAAAGACCTTTCTCCAGATATTTTAAAAAAAAAAAAAAACTAAAAAAAATCCTGTAATCTTTGTAATCTTGTAATCACCCTAACAATTATCCTTTTAGAACATGGACTAAGCCAGCCCAGAGTGATTACAAGGTGATTACAATGATTACAAAACCCCTAGAAATAGTCCTTAATTGTGACACGGTACTCGCCCTCCGGTTGCGCCCGACTACTTTTAGTTGGCGTTTTCTGGTGAAATTGATTACAATGATTACAAATTGATTACACCGAAAAGGGAGCAAAATGGCACGAGAAACAGGCAAGCATCGCCCTACTTTGACAACGCGGCAAGAAACGTTTGCCAACCATGTCGCTGAAGGCATCTATACTAATACTGATAGCGCAAGGAAGTCGGGGTATGCTTATCAGCTATCCAGTAAGCAGGCGACAGTTCTGCTTAACGGGCGTGATTACCCGCATGTTGTGGAGCGCGTGAAGGAACTTAGGGAGGAGAGAGCGCGGCGTTACGGCGTGACCATGATTGGGCAGTTAGAACGGCTCTCAAAGCTATCTCGCGGGGCAGAAGATGACGGTCAATATTCTGCAGCAATCAACGCTGAAAAAATTCGCTCAGCTTTGGGGGGCTTGACAGTGGACCGGAGGGAGAATGTTAACACGATAGATCAACTATCACGCGATGAAATTGTTGGTCGGCTTACTGATCTGCAGAAAAAGTACCCGCAAGCATTCGATATAGAAGCTGAATACAAGGATGTTACCGATGAGCAAGGGACCGGAGGCGAACTTTTGGAATACAATGAGGAAATCACTGCCGAAAAAGACGTTCGCAACAAGGATTGAGAACAAGCATGGCGGGGGAATACCCGATGTACATGTAATCTGGAATGGAATACCCTTTTGGGTAGAGTTAAAGGTGTCTTCCGGTAACCGGATAAAATTAACGCCCAACCAAGTTGCGTGGAATGCAGCATATTGGGCGCGTGGCGGTCTGAATTTCATCTTGGTCAAAGACCCCAGTACCAAGTTGCTTCTTTTATTTGACGGTTGTCATGGGTCCGAGGCCCTTGATGCAGGCATCAAGAGCGGTTGCTGCAGCCGATACGGTACTTTTGATGAATTATTTTCGGCACTTCGGCCTCGGATGGTCGATCGGTTATCGGAATCTTGCGGCTTCCAACCAAGTCTTGCGGCTTCCGGCGCGGAATCCGCCTACTAAAACCAACAGCACATGCGACGAAGGAGCGTGTGCTGTTGGTTTTTAAAAATAGAGTGTGCGCAGCACTCAATATCTTTTCTTTGAAGCAGGCGGCGACTAGCCGCTCAATCTTAGTTCTTGAGTTATGCGGTGGCCCCTGATTGGGACCACCTGTTTGTTTAGTAATCTGCGCCGAAGGTTTCGTCTGCTTCCTCGAACATTAGTTGCGCTGTCTTTTCTTCCTCTCTGTCGATGGCTGACCCATCTGTCATGAGGATGTCTTTGAGTTCGCCACCTGTCAGGCCCAGCATGCCTGCGTAGGTGAGGATGGAGAGGTCAGGGTTGAGGTCGTAGTATTGCCTGATCTCCCAGTGTTTGAACGATCCGAAGTCGATGAAGTCTATTTGATGAGCCATATTAGGTCCCTTTCTGGTTTGGATGGACGTTTTACTTGATCGAATGCTCCTTGACCGAAGAGGCCAACGAACTGATCTTTGGTTGGGGCAAGCTCTCTTGATGGTTTGTAGACCCACGCTGCCAGCCCCTGATCGACCGCTTGTTGTTGGTAGTAGTCGATCAGCTTCGTGTACTGTCGAGAGATGCTGCGATTGTCTCGCAACACCTCTTCTAGGTAGAGCAGCCGCTCCTTGAGGGGTAGCTGCTCCAGTTGTTTAGTCAGTGATGTATTCAATCGCGGTAGCCCCTTTCTTTAGAACCGCTCGACGGATCACTTCGCCGTCTAGGTAGAACCGATACTCTCGGTCTCCGTTGTCCAACATCCGATGCGTAGTGGTATGTCGCAGGAAGATGTGGGAGTTTCTGGCAGAGGTGCCGACCTTGACCGTCACCTCGCCTGTTGCTTTGACGCCATACGACTTGCAAGATTTGTATACGCAAGCCGTGATTTCGTTCCAGATGGGCCAGCTTTTCATGCTTCGGCTCCCCATGAGAGCACCAATTCCGTGAGGAACGTAACCCGATGCTCTTGCAAACGCTGCTTAGGTGTGACCGTGGCGTCGTTAGCCTGCACTTCTTCGTCAACCCACGACGCAATAACCGCGTTGATTTTAGAGATTAGCTGATCTTCGCTCATGCTGCGTCCTTTCTGACTGGTTGCCCTGCTTGGTCGCACAGGGCGATGATCCTGTTGTATGCTGCCGCCGCTTCGTCGTTGCGGTCTGAGTGTTGCATCATAACCATGAACTCCAGTTGGAATTTTATAGCTGATCCCAGCGTTTGGCCTGCTTCTTGCGGGGTTGGTCTAGTCATATGCTGTTCCTTAGTTTGGTGATTGCTGCGATTGGGTTGGATGTTCCATTTAAGACATCAGACACCTCTGACGCCTCCCATGTGCCATCGCCTTTGAAGATGTTGAGTTGTTTGGTCCTCCCTTCGTGTAGCATCCTCCGACCTTCGACTAATGCCTTGGTCTTGGTTTTGTGCTGGGTTGAAGTGATCCACTCTCCGTTGGTGTGAGAGAGCCGCCACCGCGACCCTCTCTTCCAGACATTGCTGTCTAGCCAAGCCAAATCAGTCCACCGTCACGGTGAATGTTGTGCCGCTGGCAACTGGAATCTCCGAGTCCGAGAAGTCGTGCTCGTTGATGATCTCGGTAACGGTTTCTTGGAGACCACCGTAGCTGGAGAGATGTTCCAGCGCGATCTCGCCCACATCGTAACTGTAGTCGTGGATGTCGAACTCATCCATCTGACTTTCCAGATCGTCGATCTTGCTCTGGAGTTCGTTGATCTTGGCGTCAGTCTTGCCTTTGTTTGCGGACTGAACGATTGAGATGATGAGCTGTGCCAGCGCGTTGGCGTCAGCGTCGATCTTGATATCTTCGTCGTACATGTGGTTCTCCAGTTTGGTTGAATGGTGCGGGAGCCGAGGCCCCCGCGTTGGTAATTACTGAGCGGTGATGTGATAGCCCTGCTTGTAGAACAGGCCCAACAACTGCTTGCGGTCGCTGGACTCACGAGCGGCTTTGTCCAGCATGTGCTGCTTTAGGATCGGATCGTCCTCGTGAGCGGCGTCCTCCAATATCCGCTCCTCGTATGCTTCGGACCTGCGAACGGTGTCCTGCCGACGATGCTCATCCAGTGTTGGCATGTTGAGTACGAACTCACGAGCTTCCTCGAACGCTAGGTCGGTGTCCTCAAACTTCTCGCGGGTGAAGTAACGGTACTCGGTCGAGTCGGACTCTGTTGCTCTGTACTCGACTGCGAACCGTACCTCGGAGCCGTAGTTTGGGCGTGGTTCTAGGTACATGTTGACCTCGAACCTGTAGTAACCCAGCGCTTCGCCGTGGTCCTTGAGATCGTGTAGCTTTTGAAAGATGACCATTGTTGGTGCTCCTTTAAAGTTATGTAATGTCTTATGGAACTGTGTGCATTACAACCGATGCTTGCCGCCTTTCAAAATCGCACCGAAGACTTGCCGACCGCACTCTTAGCGTGTCGGCGTCGAGGGAACGGTCAAGGGGTCTAAGCGAAGCGACAGAAAATGTGGGGAAATCATACTTGGTTCTGATGCCGCGTCATTTGCTGCACCGTCTTGGAGCGGGTACTCCGCACTATCACAAATGATGGGAGCGTCAGGTTCTGATTTGCGTACATTTTGTGATAGGCCCCGACCCCCAGTTGTGTGATCGTCCTTACGATCTATGGCCTGAGTAAAGGCCATTTGGGGGTTGACGGTGCATTTTGTAAGTGGCCCAACGGGGTTTTAATGCCCACGGGGGTTCATATATATATTATATAATGTGCCACAGCGCACCTAGCAGGCTGGCAAGGTGGCGAGTGTTGCCGACAAGAAGCACTAAGGAATGGACGAGCTTTTCCCTTTAGAAAAGTCGGGAATGGATTAGTGATTCCAGTGGTCACGCATAAGCTCGTCATCCGCAGACCCTGCTAGAGCGCATAACGGGCCGATGCTGTTTCGTAAAAGAGGGATCGAACACATCTTTGTTCGCCGACTACAGTTCGGAGACTGTATGGCTCCGGTTCAGGGGCCATATAACAAAGAAAGAAAAAAAGAATGCGCGAAGCACAATAATGAATGAATGAATCTCTTTAGCCCTTATACTCACCCGTTAGGGTCAAGACCCCTTGAGGGCTTGATTCATGAGTGAAAGGTTAACAGCTCCAAAAACCACAGGACCAAGCAACAAATTCCCAGCAACGTGATAAGCCTTAGCAAAAGCACGAGCCGTTCCCAGACAAGCAAGCTCCAGAGAAAGCACATGCCTCTTGAAAAACACAAGGCCCTAGAACAACCCTATGTTTTCTGGAAGCATGTCTTGGGGGTTACTACGAGTAATTGCAACGGTAGCCAGACAACCTCGACCCCCATCCCCCCCATTTAGGAGGTACGCAGGTCGTGCGGCGTCCTATAGTGTTAGTTCGGTAAAATTGTTCCGGTGTTTTTTCGTTCGGAAAAAATCTGGGTGCAAATTCATTTCTCTTTGGTTATAGTTACGGTAACCAAGGTCCGAGGTTCGATAACATGGCAGATCGTTACACGATAGACACCACTCGTTTTATTCCTCCGAATTTGCGTGGGATTGCGTCTACGTTAGGTTTGGACGATGCGTCTAATTTTAATGCTGTTGTTAGTATGTTCATGCGTCCGAAGGATGCGGCGGCTCGTTATTCTCAGCCTGAGAAGTATTCACCTACTGGCAAGCGCGAGATGAGTGATTTGATAGAGGCTGGCATGGGGCCTGCAGAGGCTTTATTGGGTGTTGGTCTTGGTAAGTTTTTAAGTGAGCCGATTCGTCGTACATTGATGTCTATGATGGGCATTGATTCAACTCCAGACCGGGTGGATGCCCCTGTTAACGCTAGGAACGAAGCTGGGCCTAGGGCTGACAATTATGATTTGCAACGAACTGCGATTGACGAGTTTCTTGAGGCTCGGGCGGCTGATCAGACGAATTTTGAGGCGATGTACGGGGCTGACAGGGGCAGTTTGGATGCTTCCGGGGCTTTAATTGACGATCCTGCGTCTATGACTGATTCTGAGCTTCTTGATATGTTTAATCGGGAGTATCCGGACGCGGAAGATGTAGCGTTGCAGAGTGTTATGTTTGATGACGAGACGTTGGGTCTTCCTGTTGCTGATTATTATGACCCGGAGTATGTTCCGGACGCGGATGATATTCAGGAGATGTTGGATAACGGCGCTACTCCTGCTGAGGTTCGTCAGTTGATGGATCAGCAGTCTCGTTTAAACGTTGATGACGAGTTTCTTGAGGCTCAGGCGGCTGCTCAGGCTCGTGACGATGCTGGCATTGTTGATGATTTTGATCCTAGCATCGCGTTTCCTGACGTTACGGGAGATGACGGTACTTTTGATGCTCAGGCATTGAACAACGCCATCACCAACCGAGATTTTGATCCTAATGACCCGTTTTCTGCTGTTGGTTATGAGGGTGATGGAACTCCAGTACCCGGTGCTTTTCCTGACGGTCCTCCTATTGACGTTGATGATGCAGCTATTGCGGCTGGAGGAGATTTTAGCAACTTGAATTTCACGCAGGTTCCCGTAACGCCACCTGAGCTTAATTACGAAATTAAGGACCCGAGTAGCGGGTTACAGGCTGCTTTACAGACTGTTTCTAGGAAGTCTGGTTTGAAGTTTCCTGACGGGGAGGCTGCGTTTAAGGCGTTAAAGAGTCAGGGTGTTACGGACGCTGAGTTAGAGGCTCGTGGTTTAATGTCCTTGAAGGGTTTAACGAATTTTGACGGGACTGCGGCTGCGAAGATGTTGTCTGGTTTTCAGGAGCGCATGACGGGCGGCAAGTTTTCTGATGACATTGATTTAAGTTCTCCAATCAGGATTACGGAGATGCGAGGTGCAGGCACTGATTACGAGCAGTATTTCACTCCGGGCGGCACTGATTATTTAGAGACGGTATATACGTTACGTGATAACCTCTTGGGTTCTAATCTTTCTAATAAGTTAAAGAACAAGACGGCGGGTCATCATCCTGAAGCTCAGATGGAAGGCCCTACTTTATTCCACACTCGTTCTGCTGTGTATGACGTAGATGGCGGTGGTTCAACGTTTCATTTGGGCGAGATACAGTCTGATGTGAACGGCAGTTCACGCACTATATTAAAGAACCGGAAGATTTTGGAGGACCTTGGTTCTGACAGAGCTGAAATTCTTGAATCTATGTATTACACTGGGGGTCAAAAACCCTCTGAAGTTGAGATGTTTCACGGCTCACGGGTCCCTACAAACCGTGCTATAGGTCCCAAGGATCAGGAGATACTGGATTTATTAGAGGGCACGATTTTTAAAAAGAATATAGTTGAGGCTAATGATTCTCGGTCTGTTGTTCAGCAGGGTTATAGTGAGCGGTTTTCCCAGCTTCCTGTTACGGAACAGGTTGATCGGTTGATGTCTGAGTTGACGGACTTGAGAAACACGCGAGGAAATAAGACGGCTTCGGAGTTAGGTGTTGGCAAGTTATATGACACGGCTACGATTACGCGCATGGCGATTCGTCGGTCCTTGGAACAGGCTTCGGATTCTGGTGCGGATTTTTTCACGTTGGGCACTGGTCAGATGGCGAAGAACATGACGTATGGCGATTTGGGTGGACAGAAAGAGTATTACGACAAGATTGTTCCGGGGGCCTTAAAGAAGGTGTTGAACAAGTTGGGCGCTGATTCGAAGCTGGAGATGCCGAAGATGGAGGACATACCGATGTACGGTGCGGATCAAGACGGTATGGATCAGTTGTTTATGGTTCCGGGTTTTAAGATGACGGATAATTTTCGCAAGGCTGTTGCAGAGTTTGGCATGCCTGTGTTTAGGGATGGTGGTCGTGTTGATGTTTCACGGTTCACGGGTCTTGGTTCGATGGGGTATATGTTATGAATCCATTATTTTCTGTTGGGTATTTACCGGGGGAGAAAGAGCTTCGGACGAGTGGTCAGCAGGTTTTAGATTTCGTGAGTGCGGTTGATCCTGCGCAGGGGATTATGCGTGGCATGGCTGCGAGTGGTCGTGCTTTTGATTCTGAGTTATCTGTTGAGGAGAGGAAGGCTGCGGGTATTGAGGCGGCATTAGAGACGTTAGCGCCTGTTGGCATGGGGATTTTTGGAGCGTTAGCCAAGCAGCCAGCGAAGGCTGTATTGATGGATGCGTTGACATTGACGGGTGCGCCTAGTAATGCGGTTCCTGTTCCTCCCGTTGTTTTTCGACAGTCTCCTGATTACATTCATGGAGGGGGGGAAATTTCTGATTTTAAAATTGACCCAGAGCTACCTTTTCAAAAAAGACACACGGGACAGGATCAGGTACTAGACATGATCGAAAGCGGTTATGTACGGGTTAAACCGACAGGAGCTAATAGCGGGGGCAATAACCCGCAGACTATATATTTTGGGGGCAATAAGGCAGATAGCCCAGAAACGGCAACGCAAACAAGCGGGGGGTTTGGACTAGGTAGCGTTACTAGCTCCAACACAGACATAAGAAAGAATATTGCCTTAATTGCAGATAGTGCAGAGCTTCACAAGTACATAGGTAAACCTCTTCCTATAAGCTCCCTTAAACATGCTTGGAAGACTTTAGAGAGCGGTGAGCTTGTGGACATTTTACCGGACATTTTAAAAGCTAACCAAAACTTTAATTTTGCGAACGGTGGTCGTGTTGCTTCTAGGCTCACGGGCCTTGGTTCAATGGGGTATATGATATGAAGATGGTTCGTAATTTATTAGATTTGATATACAGTGCTGAGTCTGGTCAGAATTATGATGCGTGGAACACGCAGACTAAGATTAAGTCTGAGCGTCCTTTAACTGAGTTGACGGTTGCTGAGATCATGGCGATTCAGGAGAAGAACTCGGGCAATAACGGTGGTGCTGCGGGTGCTGGTCAGATTAAGAAAAGCACGATGCAGTTGTTGTTGAACAACAATATTTTGTCTAGGGATGATAAGTTTACTCCGGAGGTTCAGGACCGCGCACATTTGTTTTTGTTGCAGAACCGTGGCTTGAACGATTACTTATCTGGCGGTATCAACTTAAACGAGTACGGTCATAGGCTGTCCAAAGAGTATGCGAGTTTACCTAGGATGTTGGGTGAGACGCCTCACATTTCTTATTATGAGGGTGAGGCTAAGAACTCTGCGCGAGTAAAGCCTAGCGAGATCACGGCTCAGTTATCTGCGTTAATGACGGACGGGACGTCGGAAAATGCTCCGTACCAAGCTTTGAGCATTACGAACGAAGCTGAGGAACCCGATATTGTTGCGCCCAAGAGTATTGCAGGGCAATACTTGAACCAAGCTGCGGGACCCTCGGCTACTAATGAGGCAGAATCGGACCTTGCGTTTGCTGCGTTGAGGGATCAAGAGGCTTCGGGCGGCATTACGAGCGCAGCGGCTACGGGCGTTGATCCTAAGATGAGGGCGTTTGCTGCGGCTGTCATGGAGGCTAAGAAGGGTGATCCGAAGGCCAAGGGTTTTCGGGCGATGCAGATGGGGTTAGGTATGTTGGACAAGGACGTACAGCCTATGCTTGAGCAGCTAAGTTCCTTACAGGTTCCTCAACGACCGCCTAGTGCTATGGATAGATTTACGGGCGGCATTGCTAGTTTAAAAGACAGTATCGGAAACATGTTTAGGATGGAAAATTGATATGCCAGTAACATACAGTAACGGAACAGTAACTCAAAGCAGTCCTTCGGACTACGCAGCAAGTCAGCGGTCCAAGGAGCGTGAGCGTGAGAGCCGTTACGAGCAGCAGCGCAGTGACTTCTTCAGTGGCATTTTTGGAGGTGGCAGAGGTGGGCAAGGGTCTCAACCGGGAGGTCCGGATGTAGGGCCACCTCGTGGAATGACTCGCCCTGTAATGCGCCCCGCTACTTTAAAGCCGACTACAATACCGGCTCCTACCGACGATGACTTTAAGAATTTAGATTATAGTAATGTTCCTTATTACCAAAGCGATAAGCGGATGCGACCCCCGGGCCAAACAGCCCAAGGCCCTGTTCAAGACAATCAAACCTATAGGGATCGGCTGCGGAACTTTGGTTCGGCGATGGAGACAGACCTTCGTTTGGGACTTGGTGGTTTGAGGAACGGAGTTGTTGGTTTTGCAGACGCAGTAGAGGATTTGGGATTCGGACGGTTTAGAGGTGAAGATGGGCAACCCGCTGGTGTGCATCCTGCCATTGTTCAAGCTTATGAGAACTTCCAAAAACGTTCTAGAAAAACGTTTGACGATGCGGAAGCAGCGTCAATGGGCGATGGTGATGATAACAACTTCTACGGCAACTACGATCCGTGTCCCGAGGGGTATCGGACTGATCCGGTAACGGGGATGTGCGTTCCTGTAATGGGTATGTCGTATAATCCTGCCTCTGCTCCTGCCTCTGCTCCTGCTCAGTATCAGGGTAATTTTGTAGACAGTCCATTTCCTGATTTTGCGAGTAGTGCTCCAACAAGTATGCCGTTTGCTGCACCTATGAACTATACTCAGGCCATGAACTACACACCTCCTAATATAGTGCCGTCAAGCATGTCGGCTCAAGGCATGGGCATTGCAGGCATTCCGATGACTCCGATTATGGGTTAGTCATGAAATGTCGGCACTGTGGAAAAGAGATTGTTGAGGAGGATACGGTGGACAAGGTTCCTTCGTGTTCCTCTTGCTATCTGCCTTGGTTTTTCTTTTTAGCTCGGAGGGACTATGAACTGTTGGCATTGTAGCACCGAGTTAATTTGGGGCGGGGACCATGACATAGAGGACGATGAGGACTATGTTATGGAGACGAATTTGTCGTGCCCTAGATGTAGGACGTTGGTAATAGTTTATTATCCCGCAGAGGAACAAGATGACCCTTCAGAGCTTTGACGCGCTTCCCGAAGAGGCGCTGAAAGAAATACTGGCTTTAACTGAGGCCAAGAAGCGGCTTGATTTGCAAGAGCAGGCGCAGAACAAGTTCATGCCGTTTGCGCATCATGTGTATGAGAACTTCATTGAGGGCCGTCATCACAGGGTGATTGCAGAGAAGCTGGAGGCTGTGGCTCGTGGCGAGTTGAAGCGGTTGATTATTAACATGCCGCCTCGTCATTCGAAGTCCGAGTTTGCTAGTTACCTAATGCCTGCATGGTTTTTAGGCCGCAACCCTAAACTAAAAATTATTCAGGCTACCCATAATACAGAACTGGCTGTACGTTTTGGTAGGAAGGTTCGAGATTTAATTGACGATCCTGCGTATCGGGAGATTTTTCCGGAGACGAGCTTGAAGGAAGACAACAAGGGCGCGGGAAAATGGGGCACGGACAAGGGCGGCGAGTATTTTGCGGCGGGTGTTGGTGCTGCTGTCACGGGTCGTGGCGCGGATTTGTTTGTTATTGACGATCCGCACTCGGAGCAGGACGCTATGAGCGACACTGCGTTTGACAATGCGTATGAGTGGTACACTTCTGGTCCCCGTCAGCGACTACAACCGGGGGGTGCAATCATAATTGTTATGACCCGCTGGGGTAAGAAGGACCTTACGGGTCGATTACTGGCCCGACAGGGCGGTGATATCATGGCCGACAAGTGGGAAGTGGTAGAATTTCCTGCGATTATGCCTAGTGGCAACCCTTTGTGGCCTGAGTTCTGGGATAAAGACGCATTACTTGGAATCAAAGCGTCTTTACCTGTCTCAAAGTGGTCTGCGCAGTGGCAACAGAGGCCCACGGCCTCGGAATCTGCGATTATCAAGCGCGATTGGTGGCAACCGTGGGAGCAGGACAAGATTCCGCCCTTAAAGTACATCATGCAGTCGTATGATACGGCCTTTTCGAAGAAGGAAAGCGCGGATTACAGCGCAATTACGACTTGGGGCGTGTTTAACCCGCTAGAGGGCGGTCCTGACCACATAATTTTGCTGGATGCGCAGCGTGGACGATGGAGTTTCCCTGAATTAAAGGAAATGGCCTATGATGAGCACGAATACTGGGAACCAGACATGGTTATCATCGAAGCCAAGGCCACTGGACAACCTTTGATAGACGAATTACGTCTCAAGGGCATCCCTGCCTTGGGTTTTTCTCCGGGCAGGGGCAAAGATAAGGTCACTAGGATGCACTTGGTAGCTCCGTTGTTCGAGGCGGGGATTGTTTGGTATCCGATGGACAAGAAGTTTCCTGAAGAGGTCATCGAAGAGGTTGTATCTTTTCCGTATGGTGACAATGACGATTATTGTGATAGTATGACCCTAGCTTTAATGCGTTTCCGGCAGGGTGGTTTCATCTATCTGGACGGCGAAGATGACCAAGAGGATGAGTGGAAACCTCGCAGACGGGAGTATTACTAATGGTGATGTCACCAGACATAGAAGTGCCGATTGATGTGCCTATGGAGTTTCCTAACGGGGCCGAGGTTATTGATGACGGCATGGGCGGGGCGATAGTCCAGTCTATGGAAGAGATGCCTATGGATATCCCTGATGACATTCCGTTTGATGCAAACTTGGCAGAATACTTGGATGACGGTGTTCTTGGCGAGATATCCTCTGATCTTCGCGGATTGTACGAGGAAGACTTAGAGTCGAGGTCCGATTGGGAGCAGACGTACACCAAGGGTTTAGATTTACTGGGTCTAAAGTCCGAGGAGCGCACAAGTCCGTTTGAGGGTGCGTCCGGTATTGTGCATCCCATGATTAGCGAGAGTGTCACACAGTTTCAGGCGCAGGCATACAAGGAGCTTTTGCCAGCGGGTGGCCCTGTTAGAACCCGTCTTATGGGTTTGCAGGACCAAGAACGTGAGGATCAGGCTAATCGGGTAGAGCACTTTATGAACTACCAGATTACGGAGATCATGCAAGAGTACGATCCTGACATGGATCAGATGCTGTTTTATCTCCCTCTTTCTGGCTCTACGTTTAAAAAGGTTTACTTTGACCCCACTAAACAACGTGCTGTGGCACAGTTTATCCCAGCACAAGACTTAGTTGTACCGTACTCTGCTTCTGACTTAGCTACGAGCAATCGGGTTACCCATGTTTTGCGTATGGACATCAACGATGTACGCAAGATGCAGGTTGGCGGCATGTATCGTGACGTTGATCTGAAGGAGGGTGGTGACGTTGAGGCTGACTCTGTTCGTCAGAAGGTTAACGAGCTAGAAGGCTTATCAAAGAATTACTCGGACGATGTTCTGACGGTGCTAGAGATGCATGCGGACATGGACATTGATGGTTTCGAGGACATGAACCCTGAGACGGGGGAGCCATCGGGCATAAAACTGCCATATATCATTACGATTGATGACAACTCGGGACAGGTCCTGTCTATTCGGCGCAACTTCGACATGGGCGACCCCATGATGCGCAAGCGTCAATACTTTGTTCACTACAAGTTTATGCCCGGACTAGGGTTTTATGGCTTTGGTTTAGTTCATATGATTGGCGGCTTGGGCCGTGCAGCTACAAGCTTGCTGCGTCAGTTGATTGATGCGGGTACGCTGTCGAACTTACCTGCAGGTTTCAAAGCTCGTGGTGTTCGCGTTCGCAACTCTGATGAGCCACTGCAACCGGGAGAGTGGCGGGACATTGATGTTCCGGGCGGTGCAATTAGGGATTCAATCATTCCTCTGCCCTACAAGGAGCCTTCGGCTACCTTGGCCCAGATGCTTGGCGGGTTAGTTGCAGATGGCAGACGCTTTATATCTGTAGCAGACCAACAGGTTCCAGACATGAACCAAGAGACGCCAGTCGGCACGACTGTTGCGTTATTGGAACGTGGATCGAAGGTTATGTCCGCGATTCACAAACGTTTGCACTACGCGCAGAAAACCGAGTTCCGGCTTTTGGCGCGTATCTTCGCTGAAAACCTACCTCCTGTTTACCCATATGAGGTATCTGGGGCACCCCAGCAGGTTAAGGCGCAAGACTTCGACGGCAGGGTTGACGTCCTCCCAGTCAGTGACCCTAACATTTTTTCGATGGCGCAGCGAGTTACATTGGCCCAGCAACAACTCCAGTTGGCTCAGTCAAACCCGCAAATGCATAACCTCCATGCAGCCTATAAAAGAATGTATCAGGCGTTGGAGGTGCAAAACATTAGCGAGATACTTCCTCCCCCTCCTCAACCGCAGCCAAAGGACCCTGCGATGGAGAACTCGGATATAATCTCGGGACAGCCAGCTAAGGCATTCCCACCTCAAGACCATGACGCCCACATACAAGCCCACTTGAGCTTGTTGAGTTTACCAATACTGCAGAACACTCCCCCTGTTCTGGCTGGTCTGTTTACTCATGTGTTGGAGCATGTCTCACTGAAGGCCCGTGAAGCGGTTATGGAGCAGATACAGTCTATTGTTGCGGAACCACAGCAGCAGATGCAGCAACTACAACAGATGGCTCAGGCAGGGGCTATATCACCGCAGCAAGCCCAGCAGCAGATGCAGCAACTACAACCACAACAGTTTTCCCCTGAGCAGGTAGAGGCTCAGGTTGCGGTAGTGGAAGCGGAGTTGATGGCGGATATCATGCCTCGTTTGGCGGCGGGTCAGAAGAGTGGTGGAGAAGACCCACTGGTTCAAATCCGCATGCAGGAACTTCAGATCAAGCAGATGGAAGCAGAGCACAAAGCTGCTATGGATCAGGCTAAGATTGAGATAGAGGGTGCCAAGCTAGAGCAACGTGCGGTGACGGATGCGGCTCGTTTGGATTTGCAGGAAGAGATTGCCGACAACCGAAACGAAGTAAACCAAGAGCGCATTGAGATGCAACGTGAATCTATGATGCGGAAGGGATTAGGATAATTGTGCGTCCATGATAGACCCTGTAACGGCATTTGCCGCCGCTAACGCGGCCTTTAAAGGCGTTAAAATGTTGGTTGGCGCTGGTCGAGAGATACAGGATGTCAGCCAGCAACTTGGCGCGTGGTATGGTGCAGTTGCCGACATAACTCGGGCTGAATCCCAGCGCAAAAACCCTACGTGGTTAGACAAAAAAACACACGGTACTGACAACATAGAACAAGAAGCTATGGATATTGTCATCCGCAAGAAAACATTGCTTGAAAAAGAAAAAGAAATAAAATTCATGCTTAATATGAGGTTTGGGCCTTCAACATACGATGATATGCTTCAAATGCGTCGAGAAATACGCAAAGAGCGGGAAGAAACTGTGTATGCTGCAATGGAAGCCAAGAGACAGATACAAAACAATGCCGCCATAGGTGGCCTGTCTTTAGGTATCATTGTAGTTATGGGTGGTGGGATTTATTTTTTAATGTCAGTGATGTAAAGGAGTAACCGATGACGATAGCTTTTGAAAAGATACTAGAGCATAAAATACTACCTCGATTTATGATGTTTGTAATGACGATAGTTTATGTTCGTTGTATTGAATGGGCCTTAGCGATGCCTGCATTATCCACACAGCAGGCTTCAATAATTTCTGTTGTTACGGGAGCCATGACGGGCGCGTTCGCCGTATGGTTGAGTCATGAAAAATGATACAGGCTTTAATAGGCCCATTGGGCACTCTTGCTAGTAGTTGGCTACAGGGCAAGACCGATAAAAATAATGCCGAGGCAAAGTTAAAGCTGACTGAAGCGGAAGCAAGGTCTAAGATCATGCTGTCAGAAAAAACAAGCGTTGCCGATTGGGAGCGCATTATGGCACAAAATAGTGACTCGTCTTGGAAGGATGAATGGTTTGTAATTATTCTGTCTATCCCTATGATTTTATGCTTTATTCCGGGCATGGAAGGTGTTGTTCATCATGGCTTTGAACAGCTTCAGCAAGCGCCAGATTGGTATATGTACGCACTTTTAACGGCCATAAGCGCATCATTTGGCATACGTGGGTTTAAACAATTTCTTGGAAAGAGGTAAGCATGGGATACAAGTTAGGAAAACGAAGCCTGTCAAGGCTCGAAGGAGTCAACGACGATCTGGTAACTGTCGTGAAGTACGCTATCGGCGTTACGAAGCAGGACTTCAGTGTGATTTGCGGCCTTCGAACGATAGAGGAGCAGAAGGCGTTAGTTGCAAAAGGGGCCTCGCAAACCATGAAATCGAAACACATTGACGGTAATGCTGTAGACTTGATGGCTTATTGCGATGGTGGTCGATGGGAGCTTAATCTGTACGATGAGATCGCGGACGCCATGAAGGAAGCTGCAGATGCAGTGGGGGTAAAACTTCGGTGGGGCGCTGCTTGGACGATAGATGATCTTGGTGCGTGGGACGGAACTTCGGAAAATGCAATGAACAGTTACATCGACACACGCCGTTCCCAGTCGCGCAGACCGTTTATCGATGCTCCACATTTCGAGATCATGTCTTGATATGCACGTATTCGTCCTCATGTTGTATCTTGGATATGGGGACGAACGTTTGTTAGCAGTGGATGACCTGTACTTTCATCAGTTGAACGTTTGCAACAGAGTGGCAAAGGCTCTTGTGGAGCGATACAGCACTCACGGCATTACAACTTCTGACAGAGCAGTTGCGTATTGCCTGCCAGTAAAAATTGACACTGACGAAACTAACGTGTATTGATAAGCATACTTTATCTAGGGAGCCGGACATGGCGATGAAGAAAAAAGGTAAGAAGGCTGGCGGCAAAGTAAGAATGCAGGTCGGTGGTCGCGCTAAACCCAAAGGCATGAGAGTCGGTGGTCGCGCTAAACCCAAGGGTATGAGAGTTGGCGGTCGCGCTAAACCCAAGGGTATGAAGGTTGGTGGTCGTGCTAAAGTTAAAATGAAAAAGGGCGGTCGCGCTAAATAACATATGGCTTATTTACATTCTAACGTGCCTTATTTTAAGGCATGGGTAAGGCGTGAGTATACTCATAACCATGAGCAGTACCACGGGGAATTTCTGCATGCGATGGTGATTGGTGTAACTTCGATGCCTAATAGGTGTCTTAGTTTTCAGGTTATCTTCACAGGTTGCGAGGCAGAGGACGAAGAAGAAGACACAGTACATGGCGGAGCAATGTGGGCAAGGATGCCCATCACTGCGTTGGTGGCAGACATTCCTTTGGAGGAGTGGCCGGACCCTATGCAGACGTATGATGCTCAACCGTGGGATTGTTCTTCTCATCATCATGCCGTCTATGTAATAGACAGGGCCACTCCATGCCCTTGGATGGCGAAGATAGACGGTGAGATGTATCCAGCTAAATACTTGTTTACCGTAGACTATACGGAAAGTGAGATTGCGGATGACCCTGCCCAACACAAGCAGTCTCATGTCCTTCAGTTATTGGATGCGGGGGAGTGGACAGGGAACATAGTGGCGTTACCTAACAACAGAGTTCGGGTCACTCACCCTGCTTGGTTTGAGATTGGAGAAGGAGCGCCGGACTTTAGGCCGTCTCAGCAAGTACACTATTCAAAGTCTGATCTTGATTACACGTTGGACGTAAACAAGATATTCAATAACCTGTATCAGGAAGATTGATGGACGGTGTTGCATTAGCTGCGTACTTGTATAAAGTGCTGCGAGAGCGTGAAGAGGAACTCGCGGACGCTCTATCGAATGGTGTTGCCAAAGACTGGGAGCATTATAAATCTTTGGTGGGAGAGATACGGGGGCTTTCCTATGCGCGGTCAGAGCTAAAAACCCTGCTGGAGAATAACGCAGAAGATGTCGAAGACCTTATATCTTCCTGAACATCTCGCGCAAAAAATGAACAAAGGAAAGGCCGATGTGTCGGACCCTTCTGTTGTTGATGGCGCGTATGTTGACGCCAAGGACCGAGTGCTGGACCCGGACCTTTTAGATAAATCCCTTCTTGATAGGCTTCCTCAACCCACGGGTTGGCGGCTTTTGGTAATGCCCTATCAGGGGGCATCCAAAACCACAGGTGGTTTACACATACCCGATGAGGTTAGAGACCGAGAAGCGGTGGCAACAGTAGTTGCTTACGTTTTAAAGCTTGGACCTTTGGCTTATGATGACCCTTCAAAGTTTGGCACACAGGTTGACCCGTGGTGCAAAGAGGGCGACTGGGTTTGTATAGGCCGATATTCTGGGTCTAGGTTTAAGATAGAGGGCGGTGAAGTTCGCATCATTAATGATGACGAGGTGATAGCCACTCTTCTGGAACCAGATGACATCAAGCACGTTTAGGGGGCTACAATGGCAGAAGAACAAACAGTTTTAGAAGGCGAATCTATAGAGGTAGAGATTGATGTTCCGGAGGGGGAGTCAGAACAAGTCGATGCTTCTGCAGAACCGGAACAAAAGAGCGATGAGGAACTTGAGAATTATAGTTCCAACGTTCAAAAGCGTATCTCTAAGCTTACGGAAAAGTACCGAAACGAGGAACGAGTAAGCCAAGAGGCTACTCGCGTTGCTCAAGAGCTTATGAACGAGAACAAGCATCTTAAAGACCGCATGCAGAACTTGGACAAAGGATACTTGTCTGAGTACGGTGGCAGAGTTGAAGCTCAGATGGACGCGGCTAAGAGAACGTTCAAGGA